ATCAACCCCGACGGGTCGATCCGGGTCAGCCACATCAAGGCCGCCACCAACTTCGCCCGCTTCGCCAAGTTCGCAACCAGCACCGAGGAGATCACCATGGCCATGTCGGCGTTCGGCGTCGAGGACAGCCGGCTCAGCAAGGCCGACGACCGGCGGACCTCGACCGGGCTGGCGGCGACCTCGGGTGCTGTCGGCGGCGCCGGTGGCGTGGTGCTGTCCGCACGACGCGAGCTCGGACAGCACAAGGACCTGATGGCCACCGCGGCTGAGCACGGCGACAACGCCAAGTTCTACGGAGGCCGACAGGCCAGTCACAACCGCCGGGTCGCCAGGGCTGCCGCCGGCCGAGCTCCCGGCTGGAGCTCCGTGGCCGCCGAGCACGCCGGCAACGCGCATGTATTCGGTGGCCTGGCAGCCGAGAACAAGGCCGATCAGGCCCGGGCCCTGCGGAGAGCGAAGAACATCCGGGGTGTCGTCGGCGTTCGGGCCGGGGTCGGACTCGCCGCCGGTGCGGCGGGAGCCGGTCTCGGTGCGGCGATCCACAACCGCGGAAAGAGGTCCTGACATGGTCCTGTCGGCGTTCGGCGTCGAGGACGGTTGGCTCAGCAAGGCCGACGGTGACGGGCGGCGGCGAGCTGCGAACGTCGGTGCCACGCTTACCGGCGCGGCGGCCGGTGGTTTCGGAGCCAACGCAGCCCACACCGAGTTGGAGTCCCGCAGAGCCGGACGAGCGGCCAGCGTCCGCCGCTTCCGGGTTGTCAACCAGAGTCTCCGCGATCTTGCTGGCAGCAAGACGGGCGAGGCGGCAAACACGGCCCGACAAGCGGCCTGGCTGGAAAACGCCTCCAAGGATCTCGGTCGCAAGGCGGTGCGCAGAGGTACCGCAGCTACCGGGCTGGCAGTGGCGTCCGGCGGGCTGGCCCTCTACGGCCACCACCGCAAGAAGTCCTGAGCCTGCGTCTTGCACGCCCTCAGAGACTTAGACCAAAGGAGGAGAACACGTGCCACGAGCAGTGCAACGGGTCACCGATATGGAAATCGACGAGGTTTCCATGGTCGATCGAGCCGCCTGCCCGCCCGCAACGATCGTGTTCTCCAAACGCGCTGACCAGGAGGAAAGCATGCCGGACTACCTCGATGCGGACGGCGAGCCGCTCGACCTGAGTCAGTTCGAGGAAGGCGACATCCTCGAAGACGACGACGGTAACCAGTTCATGGTCACCTTCGGGGACCCCGAGGATGCCGATGACGTCGACTACGACGATGCCGACGAACTCGACGACGATCGCGAACTCGTCGGAATCGGCAAATCGGCGTTCGGTGCGCCGGCCGAGGACCCGGTGATCGCTTCCATCCGCGAATCGCTGTCCAAGGCGGTGAACGAGCAGGACCGCGACGCCGTCCTGTCGAAGGCGTTCACCTCCCTGAGCAAGCGGGCTCAGCAGGCCGAGTCCCAGCTGGCCCACGCCGCGCAGATCGCCAAGAGCGAGCGCGACCTGCGGCTGCAGCGGGAGTACATCTCCAAGGCCGCCGAGTACAACGTGCCGATCGATGCCGAGGAGCTCGGACCGGTGCTGATGCGGGCCGCGGAGGCGTTGTCCTACGACGACTGCGCCGTGATCCACAAGGCTCTGTCCGCCGCCGGCGCGATGCTCTACGAGGAGGCCGGCTACGACGGCATGGGCGCTCCCGAGGATCCGATGGACCAGATCGACGCCTTCCTCGGCGACGTGGTGTCCAAGGGGCAGGGCATGACGCCCGAGCTCGCAACGACCGCCTTCTTCGACAGCAACCCGGGTGCGTACGACGCCATCCGGGCCGAGCGGCGCTGAGGAGCCCCCCATGGCATATGACGAAACACTCCGATCCATCTCGCTGGATTCGGACGACACGATCGGCTTCTACACCGGGGTGCCGGGGGCGCGCGGTTCGCTCTCCCCCAACGGCGGGAAGCAGTACCACTTCGTGGACATCACCGGTCCGCACCAGTGCGGACTGGCAGGTGCGGGCGCCGAGGCCATCGGTGTCCTGCAGAACAAGCCGCAGTACGCCGGTGAGGCCGCCACGGTCGCCATCGGTGGCATCAGCCTGGTGGTCGCCGGCGGCGTGCTCGAGGCGGGCGACAAGGTCTCTGCCAACGCCGACGGCAGGGGCATCAAGACCACCAGTACCAACGCAGTTCTAGGCCGGGTCATCCTCGGCGCCGGTGACGGCGAACTCGCCGCTGTTCTTCTGCTGACGAGCTGAGAGGTAGAACCCAATGCCACAGAACCCCGGCGGTCCTGATCTTCACATTGATCGACCGCTCACCAACGTCTCGGTCGCGTACTTCCAGGACCCCAACGACTTCATCGCCGACAAGGTGTTCCCGGCGATCCCGGTCGACAAGCGGTCCGACATGTACTGGAAGTACACCAAGTCGGATTGGCGTCGCTCGGACTCGCAGAAGCGAGCACCCGGTACCGAGTCGGCCGGCATCGGCTGGTCGAACCAGACCGGGACGTACTACTGCGACGTCTACGCCGCGCACGTCGACATCGACGCGCAGACCAGGGCGAACGCCGACAGCAACTGGAACCTGGATTCCGACGCCAGCAGGCTGGTCACCCAGCACCTGCTGCTGCAGAAGGACCGGATCTGGGGCCAGAAGTACTTCAAGCCCGGGGTCTGGAACAAGGAGTACCAGGGCGTCGCCGCCAGCCCGAGCGGGGACAGTGAGTTCCTGCAGCTCGACCAGGCCTCCAGCGACCCGCTGAACCTGTCCACCGGCTGGCTCACCGCCTTCCGGCTGGACATCGGCCGCAAGGCCAACTTCATGGTCGTCGGGGTCGACGTCTGGAAGGCGATCAAGAACCACGAGGCGATCCTCGACCGGATCAAGTACACCCAGAAGGGCGTCATCACCGAGGAGCTCGTCGCCGAGTTCTTCGGCATCGACGACATCTACGTGGGCTACGCCTCCGAGGCCGTCGGCCCGCAGATCAACGACGGCGTCCTCCAGGACGAACAGACCGACTACGAGTGGATGCTCGACCCGAAGTCCATGCTGATCGGGTACCGCCCGAAGCGGCCCGGACTGCTGGAGCCGTCGGCGGGCTACACCTTCAACTGGCGGGGCTACGGCGCCGGCAACCGGTACGGGCTCACTATGAGCAACTTCCCGGACCTGAAGACCCGCTCGGATCGGATCGAGGGCGAGGCCGCCTACTCCCTGGAGCAGGTGTCCAAGGACTGCGGCATGTTCTACAAGAACGTGGTCGGCTGACGCTGACTGCACTCCAGGTCAACCAGGTCGCACCCCCACCCCGGAGGGGATGCGGCCTGGTTCCCGTTGAGGGGATGTTTTCTTGATCAAAACCTACGCGATGCGCCGCCCGTCCAAGATCGGTACGGCGACGCGCGACCGTGACGAACTGACCCCCGAGGCGCACCTGTGGCGCCTCACCGAGGGCATGGTCCGCTCCGGTCGGCTCAAGCAGGTAGAGGTCAGCGAGGCCGACTTCGCGGCCGCAATCGACAAGTACTGCCCCGACCTGTCCAAGCTCATCTACGCCAAGCTCGGACTGGAGCCGTTCGAGCTCCCGACGACAGGACGCCGCGGCCGGGTCACCGGCAAGCGCACCGTCGCCACCGCGCCGCCGACGCCGGTCGACGATCTCCCCGATGCCGGGTGAGCGACGATGGCCTACAGCGGTGACCCCACCAGCTCCCCACTGGACGCGATCCGGTTCTGGGCGCAGGACACCGGCGCTTCGCCACTGCTGAACGACGCCGAAATCGACTACCTCACCGATTTCGCCGGGGTGGACCCCGAGGAGAACCCGATCGACGCGGCCGCGCTGGTGGCCGACCGGATCGCCGCGAAGTACGTCGGCGACGTGAACATCAATGCCGACGGCGTCTCCTACAGCGGGGACCAACTGCAATCCAGGTACTCCGCGCTGGCCAAGGAGCTGCGCCGGCAGGCCGGTCGCTCGTCGGGCCGCGAGTCCGTGCCCTACGTCGGCGGGCTGCAGGACGGCCGACAGTTCGGCATCCGGATGCACGACAACCCACAGGCCGGCAGCCAGCAGTACTACGGCGAAGAGTGGCCGGTCGATCCCGAGCTGGACGCCGGCCGGGTCGGCAGGTAGTCATGCCCTCCGTCGTCAGTGAGGCCGCCAAGGCGCGGGTGCGCGCGTACACCGAGCGCAACATGGACGGCTTCGTCACGATCCTGCGCGGCGGCAAGGGCGCGCTGAACCGGGACACCGGCGAGGTCTCCGGCATGACCGGAGCCGTCCAGATCTACGGTGACAAGCCGCCCATCACCGGGCAGATCGGCACGAAGGGGGCAAAGGCCCGCATCCATCCCGTCACCGGGCAGGGCTCGATCTCGCTCGGCCCGGGCCAGATCAACCTGCGGCAGACCACCATCTCCATTCCCTGGAGTGCGCCGGTGCCGCAGCGCGACGACATCGTGCTGATCCGCGACGGTGGCTCCGATCGGGAATTGAACGGGTACGCGCTGCGGGTGGTGGAGGTCGCCGGCGGCGGCTTGTTCGGCGACGCCCGCCGGCTGTCCTGCACCCTGTGGGGCAAGTCGTCGGTGTGGGACGGGGTGGCACCGTGACGATCAGCCTGGACGACTACCTCAAGACGCTGACCTACGCCGCCGGTCCCGGCGCGGCCCGGCTTGCCTCGTCGGTGACCACCAGGGGCAACGTGGCAGCCCAGATCGGTACCACCGGGCCACGGCGACCCGGACCGGGGCTGCGAGCCGTCCAGGCCCGCGCAGAGCGGTCTACCGGCCGCGACATCGACGCTGCCAGTGAGGCCCAGATCCCGGTGATCGCCGACCGGGCAGCTCGCGACGCACTGAAGCAGGGCGCCGACCTGTTGCGCGGGGGTGACTGATGACCGCACCTCTTCTGCGCTCCCCACTCACCGATGTGGTTCTGCAGACCCTGGTCGACACCGGACAACTCATCGGCGACGGCGTGCTGCCGGACGCCAACTGGATCGGCCAGCCGAACCTCCCCGGGTCGGTGTTCAAGCCGTTCGGGGTGCTGTCCGAGCTCACCGCCGATCGCGCCGAGGGGCCGCTCGGAGCCAGCCAGGGTGACTGGCAGATGCCGTACATGATCGAGTACTTCGGGATCCGCCGGGACCAGGTGGATTGGATCGCCGACAAGCTCCGCAGCGCCCTCCTGGGGCTGCGCTTCACCAAGCTCGAGCTCGGCGAGAACACCTACAAGGTGCAGCTGGTGCGACCCACATCCATCGGCGCGCCGCAGCAGATCGACGTGACGCAGCCGGCGTTCTGGCACCAGCAGGACAGCATCACCATCTGGATCGGAAAGGAAGTCGGATGAACGTCTCAGCCTTCGGCGTCGAGGACAGCAGGATCAGCAAGGCTCGGCGACACGATGCCGGGGTGGACAACACCGGCAAGCCGCGCAGTGGCACCTACTCTCCTCCCTCGAATCCGCAGGGCGAGCGCGCCCGGCGTGGACGGCACCGGGCACCGGAACCCTCGACCGAGCTGGTGCGGACCGGCGTGAGCCGCGACCCCGGGCGGGCTCTCCAGCCGTCGACGTTGCGACTGGCCGAGCACGGGCGCAGCCGGCGTGGCCTGATCATCGGCGCTGGTGCAGCGAGCGCCGCAGCACTGGGCGGCACCGCCGAGGGTGTGCGCCGCAAGCGTCAGGCAGGGAAGCAGAGTGCCGCCAGTGCGTGATGACAGCACCGAGACACTGGAATCAGACGCGCCGGCGACGGCCACGGTGGAGGAGTAGGACATGAGTCGGTTCATCCCGAACGAGAACAGCTTCATCGGGTTCACCCTCGGCCCGATCGGCATCATGGATGCCCCGGAGAACTTGTCCGTGGTGCTCGCCGCGGGCTCGATCCCCGCGGCGACGGTGTCCTACAAGGTCACCGCCTACAACGAGACCGGTGAGACCGCGGCATCTGCCGCCGACACCCTCGTGCTCGCCAGCGCCGGTGGCGCAACGCTCACCTGGGACGCGGTGGCCGGCGCCGACGGCTACCGGATCTACGGCCGGACCGGCGGTACCCATCAGCTGTTGGCCCAGACCGGCAAGGTCACCACCTGGACCGACAGTGGCGCGCTCGCCACACAGGCCACGCTGGCCCCGAACGTCGGCACCGCGTCGAACATCCAGTCGCCCACCGTCGCCGACGTCAACGGCTGCGTGGAGCTCACCGAGTACGTCTCGGGCCTGAACTTCGCCGCGCAGGGCAACGTGGTCCCCACGCCGAACCTGAAGAAGCTCTTCGAGACCTCCATCGAGGGCACCAGCCAGGGCACCGCGACGATGGACTGCTACCGCGACGACGAGATCGACACGGCCTGGGAGATGCTGCCCCGCAAGCAGCGCGGCTACGTCATCATCAGCCGGTTCGGACTGATCCCCAACGCCGCCGGTAAGAAGTGCGAGGTCTGGCCGGTCCGGGTGTCCAGCCGCACCAACGCGAACATGACCAACAACACGCCGGCTACTTTCACCGTGACCTTCGCGGTTGTCGACGACCCGGCCGAGGACGCTGTCGTCGTCGCCTGAGTCGTCATCCCAGTGGGGATGTGAACTGCGTGGATATGCTCGACGCCTCCGGGGTTCGGCGTCGTCGAAAGGGTATCCATGTCCAGTGCTTCACCCGATCTGGAAGTGAAAGCAGAACAGCGCAAGAAGGCCAAGCGGGCCACGCTGGACATGCTGTTGGAGAAGAAGGCAAAGCGCGACGAGTTCACCGTGCCGTTCGGGCCCAACGAGGAACAGGTCAGTTTCCTGTTCACCGCCATCGGCTCTGCCGAATACGACGCCCTGCTCACCGAACACCCACCGACAGCCGAGCAGCGGCTGGCCCAGGCGAGCTTCAACATCCACACCTTCGCCCCGGCGCTGCTGGCCCGGGTGTGCCGCGAGCCGGTCATCGACGTGGGCAACTGGACGGACCTGTGGAAGTCGCCGTCCTGGGGGCGCGGCGAATTGATGTCGCTGTTCTGGCGGGCCACGAACCTCTGCACCCGCGAGGTCGATCCACGCCCTATCGACGCAGGCTGAGGGCGGACTCGAGGTTCTTCTTCGAGCTTCAGTTCTGCAACGAGCACGGCATTCCGCACTCACAATTCCTGATGTGGGACCCGGTCGACCGGGCGAAAGCAATGGCATTCGTCGCCGAGAAGGCCGAGCACTGCGTCATGTGCGGCACTGCCGCCTGGGAATGGGATCCGAAACAGGGCGGTCACCGGCGCGCCTACGAGGCGGTCGAGGTCTTCTGCCCCGGCTGCTACGCCAAGGCCGCGATGCGCACCATGGATCCTGGCCGCAACACCGACGGCATCACCGTCGAGCTGGTCCCCAACGACGGTGGCATGGATGCGGCCAGGCGGTCCGTCCGCCGTAAGCGGATGGGGCGAAACGAATGACGTCTTTTGCTGACCCGGGCAGCTACTCGCCGCAGGGTGACAACACCCGCAACGTCACGGTCAAGCTCGATGCGGACGTCTCCGGGTACAGCCAGCAGATCGGTTCTGCGCAGCAGTCGACCGCGCAGATGAACCAGTCCGTCCTCCAGCTCAGTGGCAGCCTGCACCGGCTGTCGCAGTGGGGCGGAAAGAAGCTGGTCCATTTCGCGGCCGCCGATTTCGCCGGCCTCGGTGTCGCTGTCGCCGACGCCGCCAGCCTCGAGCACCAGCTGGGCACCCTTCGCGCCACCAGTGTCGTCACCGGCACCTCGATAGACGCGATGAAGTCCCAGCTGGACGATGCGTTCGGCCGGTTCCCAGTGGCTCGCCGGGATGTCATCCAGCTCGCCGAGACCATCAACAACCTCGGGGTCAACGCCCCGAAGGCCGTCGGCTCGATGCTGGCGACGTTCACGAAACTCGGTGCGGCGACCGGCGAATCGCCCATCGCACTGGCTGCCGGCAACATCCAGCTGGACCGGATGATGGGCACCACCAGTCCGAAGCAGGTCGCCAACTACGCCAACAGCCTGCTGGTGGTCAGCAAGAACCAGAATGTCGCGGCGAGCGGGGTGACCGACTTCGCCCAGTCCATCGCCCCCATGTCGCGGGCGGCCGGGATCGGCGAAGCCGCGGTTCTGGGCATCTCCGCAGCCTTCGCCAAGGCTGGTGTCGACGGCGGCTTTGCAGCGAACACCTTCAGCAAGATCGTCGGCGACATCACCCGGCTGTCCCAGACCGGCAGCCCGGAGCTGGCCAAGTACGCCAGCTTCGTCGGGCAGACCGTCGAGCAGTTCCAGAAGCTGTCCGGCACCGAGAAGTTCACCACGCTGTTCAACCAGATCGCCAAGGGTGGTCCGCAGGCGCTCAGCTTCATGGAGAGCATCGGGTCCTCGCAGCGGGACATCCGGGCCATCCAGGGCGTCACCCAGTCCGGTTCCCTGTCACAGGCCATCGCCCAGGCACAGGGAGGCTCCACCAATACCGACGCGCTGGACGCCGCGTCGAAGGCCGCCTTCTCCGGGCTGACCGACTCGACGCTCAAGCTCGGAAACGAGTTCACCAAGCTCGGCGAGATGCTCGGCGGGCCGTTCCTGAAGATCCTCACGCCGATCGTGGAGACCTTCGGCAAGGGCTTGAGTCTGCTGAACCAGGTCGTCGCGGCGATGGGCCCTATCCCGGGGTACGTCGCCGCCCTGGCGGGTGTGTTGGCGGCCCCGGCCGGAATCGCCCTGGGTCACCTGGGGGTCATCAGCGGGCTGGCACTCGGCCGGACCATGCTCGGCCCGCGCAGCTCCCTCCGCGCGGCCACCCGGGCGGGCCGGATCGCCGGCACGGCGATGGCCGGCGGGATGACCGAAGCTGAAGCGCTGCAGCTGACTCCGATCGGGCAGCGGATCGCCGCCGGCCGGGACCCGCTGAACCCGATGACCGCCGCTCCCTGGCGGCTCTCCGCGCCCTACTCGATGGCGGCGACCGCCGCCCAACGCGGCCCCGGCCCGATCGGTACCGCGATGGGTTGGATGGGCCGGGGTGCCCGCGCGACCGGGACCGGCCTGATGGGCGTCGGGACCTGGGTGATGAACGACCAGGGCCGGTACCAACGGGACAGCTACGCAGACACCCTGAACCGGTCCGGCAATGTCCCGAGGACGATGCCGACGCTCCGCGAGAGCATGCGGGCCGGCAGCGTCGGCGGGATGTGGCGCTCCTTCCGCGAGATGCTCGGCAGCGGCGTCTATGCCATGGGCTCCATGGCGTCCTCCGGCGTCGGTGGCACCACCCGCGCCGCCGCTGCCGCTCTCCGGGAAGCCGCGGAACGTGAAGCCGCGGCCGCCGCCGCCGCGGGCACCCCGAAGTGGTCGACCCGGATGGGGATGCGGCGACCCGTCGCCCCGCTTGCCACCGCTCTTGAGACCGGAGCCGCGGTGGGCGGAGCGGCCGCCCGGGCCGGCGGCGCCGCCTGGCGCGGCATCAGCGCGGTCGGCGGGGCGGTGTTCACCCCGGTCGGAATGCTCGCGACCATGGTCGGCATCCCACTGGTCAGTAAGATCGTCGACGCCATCAAGGAAGGTCAGGCGCAGAAGCACGATCTCACCCAGGTGCTGTCCGGGTCCGAGCAGTACGACCAGCTCCTGGGGCGGACATCGACGAACCTGGCGAGGTTCGGCAGCGCCGTCGATGTCGCGGCGGACAAGCTGAACAAGTTCGCCGGCACCCCGCTGAAGGACGTCACCACCGTCACTGCCGCCGACCGCGCCGCGATCCAGGAGCCCGGCTTCAAGATCACCGACCCGAACCTGCAGGGGCTCATCCAGAACGCTGCCGAGCAGGCTCAGGCCCCCGGCGGCGACAAGGACGCAGTGTCGAAGACGGCCATGGCCTGGCTGTCCAAGCAGGGACTCTCGGCCGGTGACGTCAACGGTGAGCTCGGCACCAAACTGAAGCAGGATCTGCTGAGCGCCATGACCACCACGGCCGGTGGTGTGGACCAGGGGGCTGCGGCCGGCTCCATCATGAACGCCTTCGCGAATCAGCCGGGCGGCCCGGCCGGCGGTGTTCCCGATCTCAACTTCATCGCCTCGATGGCCGGCCGGACCGGCGGCAACGTCGAGGGCTTCAAGACCTTCATGGGTCTCGGTGCCCAGGCGCTGTCCTCGGGGACACAGAACGCCAGTCCCGAGGAGGCCCGCAAGGCACAGGTGATCAATGCGCTGTCCATGGGGGCGCAGGCCACCGGCAATGCGGACATGGGCCAGGAAGCCCGGATCGCATCACTCGCGGACTTCTTCAAGTCGCAGCTCAGTGTCGATCCCAAGGAGTTCCAGACCGCACTGGCCAACGCGGGTCAGCAACTCGGGACCGAGCAGTACACCACGGCCGCTACTGCGGGTGGTCCGGTCCAGCAGCGGACCGCCTACGGAACGACCCAGCAGGGATACGCGGCGCTGGTCGAGGCGTATGCGAACACACCCCAGGGCCAGAACTTCCTGCAGACCACCGGGATGGACAAGGGGCAGCTGCTCGCAGCGGTACAGAACCCCTCCCCACTACCGGCGGCGACCGGCGGGGACACCGCCTCCCTGCTCGCGCAGAAGGGGTCGCTCGGCCAGTACGCCGCCGGCAATACCTCATTCCTGCAGGCGGCGATCGGTGGGAAGAGCGGTCAGTCGGGAGCCGGGTACGCCGCCGCCCAGGACCTGCTCGCCGAAGCCAGCAAACAAACCGGCGGTGACCTGAGTGCCGCCTCGAACCAGTTGACGCGACTCGCCGACTCGATGGGCGGAGTCTCGGCGCCACTGATCAAGACGGCCGCCGACCTGGCGCGGCAGCAGCAGAGCTACCAGCTGCCCACCCTCAGCCGTGAGGACCAGGTCCGGGTGGCCGGTCAGAACGCCGCGGCCAGCGCCAACGCGGCGCTGGAGCCGAACGCAACTCCGGATACGGTCGCGCAGGCGCAGGCCGACAAGAACACCGCCGAACAGAGCAAGGAGAGCTACCGGCAGTACATGATCGGCCGGATCCAGCAGATCGAGCAGTACGGCGTCACGCAGCGGCGCGCCATCGAGGACAACAACCTCAACATCTCCCGGAGCGAGCGTGACTTCCAGGAGCAGATGGCCCGCTCCGACTACGACAACCAACTGGCCCGGCAGCGCAACCAGGAGGATTTCCAGAAGAACTCGCAGCGTTCCCTGGACGACTATCACCTCAATGTCGCGCGCCAGAACGAGGACCATGCGCGCGATCTGAAACGGCAGGCGGCCGCGGCGGCGCAGGACATCTACGACCCGTACGCCCGGATCCAGCGCAAGTCCACCACCGACGCCGGCACGCTCGTGATGAACCTGACCGAACAGAACGCCGACCTCGAGCGGCAGATGAGGCAGCTCCAGGAACTGAAGGACCGTGGTCTCTCCCAGGGCGCCATCGACACCCTGAAGCTGTCCGACGTCGGCAACGCGCAGCAGGTCGACACTCTGTTGCAGTCCCTGCAACAGGACCCGTCGAAGATGGGGCAGATCAACGACCTGGTCACCAAGCGACTGGGCGACAC